AGACCTCTTGTGTAGTCTGCTACTGCGATTTGAGGCTCTTTGATAATGTTAACAGTATCACCGAAAGATGAGATTTCTCCCATGTAGTCTGTGTTACAGATTGCTTCTGCTACTGCAGCTTTTCTTAGAGCTATTTGTACTTTCTTTGAATAGATTTCAGGAATGAAAAAACCATTAGTTTGACCTGAAACACCTAATCCAAAGTTATATGTTGAACCACCAGCGAATTTAGCCATTGTAGTTACTCCTTTGTTTAGTTGTTGATAAAAATGAAAATAGAATTAATCTATAATTCTACCTTCTCTTTGAGCTTTTAAAATATCTTTTTCATATTTCATAAACTCTGCATCTGATAATCTTTGAATATCAGACCTTTTGAAGAAAGGTTCTTTAGAATCAGGTACTTGAGTTTGTTCGTTAGTTTTAACCAACAAGTCTGCACCTTCATTCTTAGGTTGTTTCTTCGTAGTTTTTTTATCAAGTCCAAGACCTCGGTCCTTCTTATACAAGTCAATTGCTCGTGCAGCTAATGCTCCATTAGAGTTGTTTTCATATATCCAGTTTTTAATTTCCATTGGCTGAGTATCTGCCCAGTTATGAAAATCATCAGACTCTTTTATTTCTTCAAAGTCAGGATGATATTTTGAAAGTTCAAGTGCAGCTTCCTTTTGTTGCAAAGTAGTATTTGCTTTCTTTAAACTTTCTAACTCGTCTTGTAACGACTTAACTTCATTTTGCGATTGTAAGTGAGATACAGTTTCCACAACTCCATAAATGTCAGGATAATCGTTTTTAAAAGCTTCAAGCTCTTCTTTCGATTTTGGTGGTTGGTAAACAGGTCTGTTCTCTTTAAGTTGAACTTTAAGGTCACTTTCCTTGCTATTCCATTCACCTAACTTCCTATCATAATATCGTTTTAGGTCGTCATATCTTTTCTTATAATCAACTTTTGTATAAGGGTTAGATTCTACATTTAATGCAGACTCTTGAACCTTATCCATTGTTGCATCAGTATTCTCAGTATTATCATCTGGGTTGCCTTCGGCAGTAGCATTTGATAAACCTTGATTACTTTCAGGGTTTGGCACAAACAAACCTTCATCAGCAGAAGTTCTATCTTGTGGCATTGAATCTTCTGTATGCCAAGATTTTTTTCTGTTGTAAGGGTTTGCTTCGGCTTCTTGTCTTCCTTCTTCGTTTTTGTTACTCATCGTATCCTCCTTTAGGGCTTCTTAACTGAAGGTAGCTAAGGCAGGTGTTTTTGTTTAAAACGAAACTACAAGGGCTTATAATAAAATTATTATAAGGTAGCTTGTCTATTCATAGAGTTACCTTTCTCTATAAATTCTTTTATACTATCTCTTGCTCTTCTGCTTGAGATTGAATACCAGCATCATAATCTGCTTCTGCTTGTTTCATCATCTTTCTTAATTTGTCCACACCAATATTCTTAACTGCTTTGGCTGTAAATACAAATTCACCATCTGATAAAAGTGCTGGGATAGAGTCTGAAGTTCCTGTTCCTGGTCCTTCTACTTCTCCATCTTCTGTAAATTCTGTTGCAACTAATTTAGGAATGATAGCTTCTAGTTCTGGATGCATATCAACTGCTTCATCTAAAAGTTTTTCTTCTTCATCTGATAAAGCTGAAGTATCAATAATAGCATCCATACCTTCTAAGTCTTCATCAGTAATATCTTCTTCATCATCCATAGGCATTTCACTATCCATACCCATTGGTTCTAATAAAGATTCTTCTTCTACTTTTAATTCTTCCATAGGTGGCATATCTTCATCAGGCATTTCATCTTCAACAACATCACCTTCAGCATATGCTTGATACTCTGGTCTTTGTCTAGAGTATTTTTCTGTTACTGCTCCACCAATTGCCATTTGTGCTTTAACACCTTTAGATGCTTTATAAGCTTCTAAGGCTTGTTCTTGTTCATCAGTTAAAGGTAAACCTGAATCTTGCATTGCTTCAAGTTGTTCCATTTTTTTCATTTCAATTAATTCTTTTGTTGATATATCTCCAGAACCAAATTTCATTCTTTGCATTATTCCACCTTTAGCTTTTTTAATCACACCTTTACCTATCAAAATATCTTTCTGTGTTACATCACCATCACCACTTAAATCTGGGAAAGCTTCTCCACCTTTATTAAATCTTGTTCTTGATTTGTCTAATGCTCTAGAAGGTAAACCTTTTCTAGCAGACATAGGAGTATTAACATCATAAGGTGTAATACCATCAGATGTTTTATCTTGTTTAGCGATATAAGGTGGCATTGACATTAATCCACCTGTAGCCATTTTAATTGCTTTTACTTTTTTCATTTTACTCCTTGCTTAATTATAGCAATATAAATTATATTAGTCAACACTAATATTATTTTACTATGTCTCTTACATTATTGGGCAGGTTCTTCAGTCTGTCCAGTAAATTCCATCTCCCCTGGCATTGGTGTATTACCAGGTCCGATTGGGCTTTCGCCATTTCCAGGGTTGTTTGCTCCTGGAGTTTCTGGAGGTACTCCTCCATCACCACCCATTGCTCCGAGTTCACCAGGGATAGGAGCTTCTGGGCTAGTTCCTTTGTTAGCATTTTGTTGTCCTATTATTTTTGCGTAGATTTCTGCTTCATCTTTAGTATTTAAAATCTCTGCTGGGTCTAAATCTAAAGAGTGAGCTAATTCTTTTATTACTTCTGACATTCTTACAAATGGAGCAATAGCAGGATTCTGTGCAGTTTGTAAGAAAGTAGTAAGTCTTTGACT